AATTGTTGTAAATATATCATTCATCCCCGGCACTTGTCTTTTCTCTGCCGGTTCAATTTCTATTGGTTCGGGTGTCATATCGGGCATATCAGAATCACCAAGTGGCAAAAGATTCGCCGGGATATAGTACTCATCCATTCTTTCGTTTTCCTCATCCTTACCATAAGACATTGCCGCTCGTTTCTCGTTTGGTGTAAGCCACCACGCTTGGGACATCTGAGCGACAACCTTATCGGTTTCCTCTTGCAGTTCCGGGATGGTAGTATAATCAAAATCAATAAACACCTTTTCGCCATACTTTGGTGCCAACCAACGATTCAGTTCATCCCTTATTTTCATAAGTTCCGGGATCACCGCATTAGTGTATAGCATTTTTCGTGCTTCTTTTATATTGTTGTACGTTGCCGATTCAACATTGTTAAGCAATACTGCCGGTACATTGTAAACGTTGCAAAGGTCTTTGATGGTGGTGTTGTACTGTTCGATAAGGGAAAGGTCTGCGGCGTTTAGTCCAAAGTTGACCCACGACAATTTCTTGGGGGTAATGATAACATCCCCGGCATTGTTTGAACCTTGATATTGTTGTCTGAATTTCTCCTTGAGTTGCTTGGCTTGTACCTCATTCAAATCTCCTTCCTCGGACATAAGAACACCCCTTGCAGTTTGGTTTTGTAGATATTTGACTCCGGTGGTTAGTGCCTCATTGTTGGCATCCATTGAGCGAAGTCCCGCCCTAAGTGGGGACATACCATAAAGGTTTTGTCCTGACCCATCGAAATAAGGATTGAAATCTTTTATGTGGCAGACATCATCGGCATCGATTTTAAATGTGCCATTATATTCCAATGTGTAATGATCAACCGGTTTCATAAAGCCACCGGAATGGATTTCCATTGATTGACTTGGTAGAACATAAAGTTCGCCATACTTGGATTGGTTTGCACCCCTCTCCGGTGTAATTCCGTAGATATAACGGTTTCCGGTTAACTTACCAAATGCAATGACCTCAGTCAAAAATGATGCGTAAGATTGTGCCGGGTTTGGTCGGTTCAACAGTTCGTGGATTTCAGTTCCCTCCAATTCAATCATCGAGTTCTTTAAAATGACTTGTGCCTTGTGGGTTGCGTTGGCATCGAATCCGTTTGATGTTAGTGCCTTATATCTTTTAAGGGAATTTTGACTTTGCACCTCATAAACTTGGAACGGCACCGTTGATGCCGCCTTTGTTATAAGGTTGACAATCGAATAAACGGTTGAGTTGAAACGATATCCCTTGTTGATATAAGAATCATCGTTTTCGGCACTCGTGATTATTGTATCGCCTAAAAAGTTGTAAATCGCCCGATTAAATAGTTGATTTGTGGCTTGACTGTTTTTAGTCACGAGCCTTTTGAAATTATCGAATAGTGATGCCATTAAAGTCTATATTTTTACAAAAATAATAATTAAATAACAAAGAAATCATTTCGCTTACTATATTGGGAATAAACTCCGTATCTAAGGCAGTCCATTTGGTGGTTTAGGCGGTCAACCGGCTTGTTTATAATTGTGCCATCTTTTAACTGTTCCCAATAGTATCCATTGTATTCCTTGAATATGTTTTTGGATTCTTGGCTTACGATGACATCGTATTCCTTGAGTAACGAAATACCGGCGGTGATTGACCCTTGACCTTTGATTGCCGGTTTGCATAATAAACCCGCCCTTCGGAGTTCCTCCCCGGACTTGGGTTCGGCACTATCATAAAACGTTAACACTTGATCATAACCATTTGCCTTGAAGTATTCAGCGATGTCACCGTTGGTCATACCGGTGTTGTACAAGATTTCGTGGACATACAATTTATCTGACTTGCGGAATATTATTGCCGCCGCCGATGGGTCGTTGCTAAATCCAAAATCCAATCCAATGACCGCCTCAGTATGCAAATCAAATTCCGGGAAATCTTTGTGGGGAATAAAGTTCCAATTATTGAATATCTGCCGGGCGGAAAAGACTGCCTTTTGCCCTTCGCCAAATACCCTCCAATAATCCGGATCACGCTCACGCATCCTTTCAATCTCATAAACAAGATCATCGGACAAAAACATATTGTCTTTGTAGGTTGTAATCCAAGTATCACAATCCTCCCTTGGGATGATGTCATCATATATCCAATGCACCGGGTCGGATGGATTGAAGTCCATAATGATGTTGTCGGTGGTACGCATATTGATTTGGCGGAAGTCCTCAAGCAATAATTCGTTTGCCTCGTTCAACACGGCAATATTTCTTTTACGCCCACGGATTTTCTGCGGTTCATCTACCGATAAAAACTCAACAAGGTGTTTGCCATACCTAAAAGTGTTCTCGGCTTTATTGTGATTGCCATCGAAATACATCCCGGTCTGTTCTAATATCGAAATAAAGTCCCTTTGAATAGAGCCTTTTAATGCCGGTAATGTTTTTCTTATAAGGGAAATGGTCAATGGCTCTTTTGCAGTCGTTAGAATGTAAGCCACATATTGACAGATGGCGTAGGTCTTGCCACTTCGTGTCCCCCCTTGTAGGACTTTGAATCTTTTATCTGAATTTATTAAATCGTAGAATTGGCGATTGCACTTTTGTTCTACGACTCCGATTCCCTTTTTGCCGGTTTCCATTCAATTAGTGTTGACTTGATTCCGCCATCGTGTTTTATCTCTTGCCTTGTTCCATTGAGTCGGTGTGCCTCGTGTTCCTCTGAAATCATTTTCATCGCCGCAATTTGTAGTGATGGAGTTTCCGAATCAATCCAATTTGAAAGCATTTTAGTTTTTTTAGAAACACGCATTTCCTCAACCGCCTTTTTTATGGCGTTAGATTCGTTAAGTTTCAAGTCGTAAAAAGTAGGTTTTGAACAAGGTAAAAAAGCAATTATATGTTCCAAAAACATTAGTTTGTGTTCTTCGATAGCAATCAAAGCCTTTTTTTCAAGTTCTTTTTTATCGTATGCCATTATTTGTCAATGTACCAATTAATATTAAATCCAAATATCCCAATGAACACTTGGATGGTGTGTTTGAAATCTTTTTCCTCGTTTATATCTAAAAGGTCATCGTTTGAATAATTAAAACCAACCGTGAAACCGTAGAGGGGAAAAAATTCAACTTCAAACATCTTTAAATTTTTTGTAAAGGTAAATATAAAATTCTTTCCACTTGGTGTCATATTCTTTTTTGGAATATGTTTTGCCGGATGTTTTGGGTTGTCCGTTTATCTCATAAACCAAAATATATTCCTTTCCTTGGGGTTTTGGATAGCATCTGATGGAATTGTTTTCGCACCAACGAAACGCATCAAAATATTCGTTTAGATTCATTAAAAAGGTATTGTATCTTTTACGACTGTGATTCTGTTTTTCTTTTCATCGATAGGTTTATACACCCCACCATTTTTAAAGTCCGGTGCCACGGTGAAATATCCTTGTTTTCCGTTTTCTTTTCTTTTTACTTTTTGGATATGTACTTGAACCGAATCGGATTCATACATTGTTCGTTCGCCGATTGACCGGTAAACAGTAAGACAATTATAAGACTTATTGAAAAAGTCAGATGACCCGGATATATCATAGGGAGTTGGTATTTTAAAAACGCCATTATCGGATTCCATTTTCCTTGGGTGTGCAACCAAAAAAAGATGGGTGTTTGTCTGTTGTACGAATTGGGTTATCTCAGAAAGTACCCTCCCGATATAAGAATGGTCTTTTTGTGCCGAATGGTCAAGCATATTCCAAGGGTCTATTGTTAGAACGTTTACACCTTTTTGAAATACGAGTTCCCGGAATTTATCAAGTATTGATTTTAGAGTTAGATTTTCAAGGTCTATTTTCACAAAGTAAAAATGCTCTTCAATAAAGTTTTTTGTACGATTCAGATCATCGGTCGTGCAATGTTTTTCGTTTAGCTTATTTGCCAATCGTTTTATATGGCTTTCATAGGGAAAAGATTCCGGGGAAAAGTATGCCGTTCTAAATCCATATTTAAGTGCAAGATTGCAAGATATTTGATCGACAAAATCTGACTTTCCTGAATTGGGTATGCCGGTAATGGTTGACCACTCCCCAAAAGCCATTTTAAACCACTCATCAGAGTCCGCAAGTTGAATTGAATAGTTGACTATCCCTTTTTCATTATAGTTGATTACATCTTGCCAAATGTCGTTGATGTTAATCACCCCCTCAAGTGGGAATGACTTGGTTTCTTTTAATATTGACCGAAGTATTTCCGATCCTTTTTCGGTGAGTACCTCATTGGCATCTTTGTACTCTCCAAAATCAACATATTTACAACGGAATTTTCCGAATCGCCGAGCGAGTTCATTTCTTAAAGACAACCCGGCATCATCGTTGTCGGTGCATAAAACTATTTCCTTTTTGTCAGTAAAGTATTCAAAACAGTTGTCGAGATATTCAAGGCGTTGATTTCCTTTTGATGCACCATTTGGAACACTACAAACGGAATAAATCCCCGATTCCGATAATGACAATGCATCCATTTCACCTTCGACAATGTAAATGGTATCCATTTCTTTGATGTTGTCAATGCCGTAAAATATCAGTTCGGCACCGCTTACCATTTTAAAATTCTTCTCCCCATCCCGGAATTTGGTGTTTATTAGTTCGCCATTTCGGTAATAATTGAAATTTATTGCTTTTCTTCTTTTATCTACTTGGGGAAAGTATTCAGTCGATTCGCCAATTTTCCAATGGGATAGTGTAGCGGTGGAAATACCTCTTTTGTTAAACCACCCAATTGTTCGGTCAGATAGTTCAATTTTAGTTTCAACCGGTTTTATATATTCCTTTTTAGGTTTGAATTTTACATTGCCCGACCAATTACAATGGTGGCAATTATAAACCCCCTTTTCAATATTTACCGACAAACAAGGGTCGGATTTATTTTTTCTTTTGTGAGAACATTTTGGACATTTTGTTTTTTGTACGTTGGCGTTGGATTTAAGTTCAATGCCAAGACTTAGAAATTCATCAATCATTTAATTTAAGTTTTAATAAGTTTAGTTGGTGGTGAAAATTAATAATTTCTTTTCGGATTTTTATATCTGAATGGGGGAAATCTTTTGATGTTTGTTTGTTCATTCTTATCCGTTCAATTTTTCCCATTTCAAATATGTCATCAACCTTAAAAAGAAACCCATCATTTTTAACTACAATCAAAAGGTAAATTCTCAAGGGGTCTTTTGTTTTGTGTTTTAGTTTTCTAAGGTTGTCAATTTTTTGTTTTTCAATATACCATCGATCCCACATTTCAGATCGTTCTTTGATTTCAATTAATGTTTTTACGTTGTTTGTATATCCATATAAATCAAAAGGCGAATACTGATCCTCTGACAATTTAAAATCGCCATATTTTGAAAGGGCATCCAAGCACCTTTTTTCGGTTTGTTTTGTTTTGTTTTTATCGTAATGCATCAAATTCCCTTCCTCCAAGTTTTTGAATTAATTGTTCTAATTTTGGGAGTTTACCCTCTTTTGATTTTCTGAGTTCCGGAATGCTTAAAACATTCTTTTGCCAAAATGAATCATTCCTTGCCTTGTTTACAATCCACCAAAGTTGCCGTGGGTTGCAATTATCTTTTTGATCTGCCAATCGAATTGTGTCCAACCATTTAGTTTTTTGTGCCGTTGTTTTTGGTCTTGTTCTCTCAGGAAACAATTTAATTATGGCATCATAACATTTAATATAGTTGTCCGCATAATCAGACACTTTTTTGCTTGTTTTTGATTTGCGGTTATTAATATTTATAATATTATTACTATTTACTATACTATTATCTCGGACAATTTTGTCTATACCCTCCCGACAATTTTGTCGTGACCTCCCGACAATTTTGACTATACGTTCAATGACTTTATTATCGGAATCTCTTTTGATGTTTACTGTTATATAATTGCAATCTTTTAATTCAGTAATCCACCTTGTAATTGTTCTTTTATCTACTTTATAGAGTTTTGAAAAATAATCATTCAACGCCCAACATTTACCATTCTTACCTGAAAGGGCAGTTATCTCACCATAAAGTAATTTGGCATTTGGAGTCAATCTCTCATCATACCGAACATCTGCCGGGATGATTGCATAATAGTTTGGTTTCATTTTAGTTCTCGGTTAAATCTTTAATTTGATTGCAAAATCCTCGAAGGTCAACAAAAATATCTCGAAATTGTTTTAATGTAATTTTACGGTCATCGAATAGTTCAAAGAGTATTTCCAAAAACAATTCAAATTCTGCCTCAGTCATTCTGCCAACATAATCATACCGGATGGAAATATCATCCATTGATGTATTGGTTCGCCAAACTCGTTGGTCAATCTCGTTCCAAAAAACGTTTTTAAATTCGTGAAAACTCATTTACTAAACATTAAAATTAAAACTCCAATGCT